TTTGTTATTCCACCCCTATTTCTTGACCTAGGTGATGAAGAGCTAATTGAGGACTTTAAGAGAAGCTGTCAAGCTAACTTAGATTACTATATTAAGACTCAAAAAGACCTAGAAAGAGTAATAGCGGCAAAACGAGCTGACGTTAAAGTACATGGTAAGCGTAAAAAGCGTATCAATGAAACAGCTAGAGCATCACTACCCAATGCTGCTGAGACAAGGCTTGTGATGACTTGTAATCTAAGAGCATTAAGGCATTTCTTGGAGTTAAGAGGTGGTGAAGGTGCTGATGCTGAGATTAGACGACTTAGCTTATACATCCTACCACACGTTAAAGAAATCTTCCCACTTATCTTTGGTGACTTAGAGGTACCTGAAGACTTTATTACTTCAAAATATCCAAAAGTTTAATATCCACTTTACTAAAAATAAGCCCACTAGATTAATCACCTAGTGGGTTTTTAGTGTGCTATTCAAGGTCATCCTTCTTAGCGGTGCTGCCTGGTAAACCCCAATAAGACTTACCGCCGAAGCCCTTCTTGTCTTTTATAACTCGCAATTTTCTGTTGGGTGTTGTCCGGTTTCTGTTCCTTGTGTTTATCTGAATTGAGAACATCATCCGCACTTAAGTCGATTGTATCACCTATGATGATTTTACATCTATCTGTCTCATTTAACAGGTCAGGTAAGTTTTCTATTGTGAAAACCCTACTTCTTTGATGTGGACCAAGGTTATTCTTGACTTGTGATAGCACGAGAATGTTCTCATCTACAGGATGCTTAGCTACTTGATTTACAATCCTTGCTGCACCAGCTGATGCTATGCTTCCCATACCTTTGTAGAGTGCTGAGTTTCCTCTGCTTTTGTTAAGGTGAGCAAGTACTAAAACTGAGCATCTTTTTCTTACAGCTATCTGTTTCAACACATAAAACATCTTGGTAACGTCTGAGCCTTTATGAGTATCTACAGAGCCTGTAAAGTTGCCTATCGTGTCAAATATAACAAGCTTTAAATCCTTTACAGCATCGAGCCTTTCTATAACGTAATTCACTGTAGTCTCATCATCGAGCTGGAATGACTGTATCTCACAGAATATCTTGTTAAGACACTTAAAGCCATTATTCCTCATTCTTTTTCTAGTAACAATAGATGGGCTATTCTCAGGGTCAAATAGTGCTACAGAGCCTGTGACTGGCTTCATTCTTTTATCTGTAGGGAATACTCTACCATCAGCTATACAGCCTGCAAAGTATTGAGCTAATTGGCTCTTACCAATACCAGGGTCACCCTGTAGAATGTTGACTTCGCTAGCAGCTAACCAACCTGGTATTATCCAGTCGGTTTCTTCATCATCATAATCTTCTAATGTTTTGGCCAAAAATTTGTAGGGCTCTTCTTCAACATCTTTCTTGCTGAACTTTTCCTCTACAGCTTTCTCGATAGCATCATTCAGCTGGCGGTCTTCATCATTCCTACCTTTGAATTTATTCCATACTGAATTAGCTAATAGGATTTTAGTTTCTTCTCGTGATACACCGCTTTCTACTAATTCGTTAGCTAATTTCCAGAAGACTTCACTTCTCTTACCCATTTGTGGCTTACCATTAAGTAGCTCTTTTCTAACAAAGGGTGATAATTGCTTTTCATATTTCTTAAAGATAGCAGAGGAGTCATGTTCTTCTTTTTTGACCTCTTTAATCTTTGGTATTATTTTTAACAGCTCTTTGTATACATAAGATGGTCCATCTTTTAAGATATATCTTACCTTTGGTGAGCTGGTATATTTGTAATTCCTAGTGCCAGGTACCCTAAGCACCTGAGTGTAATCCCACCCACCAGGGTCTGCACCTACAAATTGTGTAAGTCTTTGATTAACAGTATCGGTTATTCTCTCATCTACAAACCAGACGCAGGCATATCTACCTGGTGATGACTCCCAAGCTACCGATGGCTTTACCGGTATTTCGTTAGGATTAGCTTCATCCAAATCAGCCCATAATAAGAAAGGTGGTACGGAGAATCGCTTTTGACGAAAAGGTTACCATTTCTTATCGGCTGACTTCGTGCTGATAAAGAAGTAATCACCGGGCTGTTTGTCCCATATTTGTAGTATCAGCATCTGACTTAAGCCTCTTTATTTCATCCTGGTGAATAAATACGTTCCAGCCCTTTTTTTCACTTTTTATAAGGCCTTTTCTTATTCTCGCATTTAACGTGGGTGTTTTGAGTCCTAATATCGCAGCTGCTTCCTTTACTGTAAGATAATCGGAAAGCATGTTTAACCTTTCAGTTGACTTATTGAGTATTTACTATTAATTAATAATCAAACCAAAATCAACAGCGAGTTTATATGACTATTATAGTTCTTGAAGGCCCAGACAACTCTGGTAAATCAACACTGGCTAAAATCCTATCAGAAGCATTTAACATACCAGTTAAGCATAGTGAAGGTAGAGAAAAATATCCAGGTGAAATCAACGAACGAGTTAAGCGATACCTTGATGACCCTAAGCCAATTATTTATGATAGACACCCTGTAGTGTCTCAGCTAATATACTCATTAATAGTGAAGAACACCAAGGTTGATGACGACCTTATCGACCAATTCTACAGAGAGAAGCCCATCTTTATTTACTGCAAAGCACTTAACAGAATGAATGGTCATATCAATAAAGACTATGATGAGCCGGAATATGTTAAGCTAATTGACGAGAAGTATGATGCACTTACCGCTGAGTATGATGATTGGGCATTGAATAATGCACACCTTATCTATCGTATTGGTGATAGTGTCCCTGACCTGCTGAGCAGAGTAATAGCTTTTAACCCGGTACTTGATGTAGCATTATTTCATCAGAAGTTTGGTCTAGCTTATGAAGATGGTGTTCGTGCATTACCAGAACAAGTTGAAGACTTTAGAATAAAGTTCATGCATGAAGAGCTAGATGAGTATGTTGAAGCTATGAACAATCATCACCTATCACTTAAACAACCTGGCTTATCAGGGTATGAACCACAAGAAACATTAGTCCATCTAGAAAAAGCCTTTGACGGTCTTATAGATTTAGCTTATGTCTTGTTTGGTACATCCTATCTACATGGTTTTCCATTCATTGAAGGTTGGAGGAGAGTTCATGCAGCTAATATGGCTAAAGTCCGTGCTACAGATAGCTCTCAAAGTAAGAGGGGTTCTGCACTTGATGTTGTTAAACCTGAGGGCTGGAAAGCCCCAGTACTTATGGATTTATTGAAAGGTTCTGAGTTTGTAGCTGAAACAGCAAGTGAGCCAGAAGAAGTTCAGAACAACATCGACAATCTTGTAAGTATCTTTAAAGGAGGTATAGTTAATGCTGACTAATCAATGGCTAGAAGCCTGTCTATCCTTTGTTGGTCAGCCTGGTGACTTATATGCTTCTGAGAGGAAAATATTTCGCTCAAGAACCATAAGGTTTGAGTCACCCACGTCTGATATGACTCTACAGGATATTGGTTATACAAAGACCAAGATTACCATGCTTAAAAAGCTTTACCTACATGATGAAAGCTATAAAAAGGCTATTCAGATGTGGGATTACTTTATAGCAAGAGGTAAGTATGCTAGTACCTCATTCCACTGCTACAATCACCTTATAAAGCCTGGTGCAACATCACCACTTGAGAAGGTAAGTACAAGAGGGCCATGTCTACAGTCTGTAGTAATATCCTATCTAGATAAAGAGACTGCTGAGGTAGACATATTCTATAGAACGACTGAGCTATTTAAAAAGTTTCCAGCTGACCTGTACTTTATCTACAACAACCTATTACCAGGTTTTAATTTTACAGACGTTAAGCTAAAGAGTGTAAATTGTCACTTTGCAAATATCACTCTCCATCCAATGTACTTTCTTACAGCAGCTGCCTTACATGAGTCACCTATTGAGTTCTTTAGGGCATTGGATAAAGATGATAGGTTTACAAGGCATGTGATGAAGTGGACCTTAAAGTATCTCGATGATGATAGGGGCATATTAAAGTTTAAGCAAGCCACTGTTACACGAGACAAAGCAAGGTCACTACTTTATCCAGCAGAAACAAGAAGAATAGTAAAAGTAGCAAAGGATTACCTAAATGGGCTTTGATGTATACATAGAAGACGCTAAGCTAAAGCTTAAAGACAACTCCTGTAGGGTTCACACCGAAAAATGGCAAGGTATTGATATATCTAAACAAAATGCTATGGCTACTTATGAGATACTGAATTTCTCATTTACTGCTCGTGTATGGACTGAGGATAGAACATTATTAGCTGAAGAGATTAAGCCAAATTTACCATGGGCTGATGACCACTTTAAGGAAAGAGTATGTGGTGAACCAATCAATCCAGGTGTAGAATGGGCAAACTGGCCTTACAGTCATTCAGCTGATAAATTCCGTGATGATAATGGACAATTCAATCATAACTACATGGAAAGATATTGGCCTAGATACGCTGGACTAACAGACCAAGGCGAGCTTAGAGAAACCATGTTTGACCCCAATCATCCAGAGTATGACCCATCAAACTTTAATAGGGGTATAAGACAAAATAGCTGTCTTGGCGACCTTAATGATGTAGTTAATCTATTAAGAGAACAACCACTAACAAGACAAGCATATCTACCTATATTTTTTCCTGAAGACACTGGTGCAGTTAATGGTGGTAGAATGCCATGTACCTTAGGGTATCATTTTATAGTTAGGCAGGATATGCTTCATATTACCTACTACCTAAGGTCATGTGACTTTGTAAGACACTTTAGAGATGATATTTATCTTACAGTATTACTACAGTTATGGGTACTTGACCAGCTACGACTTAAAAACCCTGAGTATTGGGGTAAAATAAGACCAGGTCTATTTACGATGCATATTGTAAGTCTTCACCTATTCGCTAATGACTATATAAGACTGTTTGGCCAACCTCCAATAAAGTAAGCAATATGAGAATAAGCCGTAACCAGATGTTTATGGAGATGGCTCGCTCAGCTTCAAAACGTTCCACTTGTCATCGATTAAATGTGGGATGTGTTATAGTTGTAGAAAACCGAGTAGTATCTATTGGCTATAATGGTTCACCCTCTGGTGAAGAACACTGTAAAGGTAATGACTGTCCATTGTCATCTAGTGGTGGATGCACTAAAACAATTCATGCTGAAGACAATGCTATAAGGTTTATACCTAATAGTGAGTGGCCTAAGGATAAGTCGCTTTATGTAACTCATTCACCTTGCCCTATGTGTGCTGAAAAATTAATAGCTGCAGGTATTAAGGTTGTATATTATGAAGTAGCATATAGAGATACTACATCATTAGCTCTACTCATTAAAAGCGGTATAGAAGTATACCAAATTACTCCATCTGGGTATTTACTTGACCATTCCAATAATAAGGTGATAATGCCATGAGGGATATTAATTGCAGTAGATGCAAGCTTTCATCGGGTTGCCAAAGCGTATGCTTATTAGGTAACTATTCTACAGATATTAAGTCAAAGATAATGGTTATCATTGACTCGCCATCTAAAGCTGATGATGAGTGTGATAGAGCCTACAGTAGTAAGTATGGTCAGAATGTTCACGACCTGCTATCCAGTGCCGGTATACAAGACTATTATTATACCTATGCAGTTCACTGTAGAAAGCCAGGTGACAAAGAACCAACAAAGACAGAGATAAATGCTTGCAGGTATTGGCTAGAGAAAGAAATAGAGTTAGTAAAACCACAATTCATTCTGCTTTTTGGCAACGTAGCATTGCAAGCAGCATTAGGTATAAAAGGCATAAAGAAAGCTAGAGGTAAACCTACGAAGGTTAACGATATAGTATATATGCCAACCTATTCAATCAGTAACCTCGTCTATGACCCAGCACTTTCTTCGGTAGTTGAAGCTGATATATCCACATTTAATAGCATCATAATGAATGGTGGGCTATTAGAAGAGGAATCACTCAATCTTAGGGTTGTAAATGACGATGATACCTTTGATGAGATGTTAGCTGACCTGAGTGGTGTTATCTCTTTTGATATTGAGACTACAGGGTTGTATCCTTGGGACAATGGTGCAGAGATTAACTTTATTGGCTTCGGCACTAAGAATTATCAATGGTCGATACCCCTTGCTAAGCAGTACTCACTGTGGGGTCATCGCAATAGAAAAGCTATCATAAAAGAGCTAACAGTTAAGCTTGATGATTGCATACTTGTAGCACATAATGGCAAGTTTGATATGCTTTGGATGAAAGTACACTACGATGTAGATTGGTACTTAGACTTTGATACGATGATGGCTCACTATGCATTAGATGAGAATAGTCAACATGGCCTAAAATACCTATCCTCTATTTACTGTGGTGCACCTAACTATGATATTGGTGGTGAAGACAAAATAAAGGGTACATTAGAAGTAGTCTCAAAGTATCATGGATTAGATTTACTATACACATTAAAGCTATACTACATCTTCAGTAGAAGGCTATCAAAAGAACCAAAAACTAAGAAGGTATTTGATAAGATCATCATGCCATGTGCACGACTCTTTATCAGCATTGAATACTATGGTATCTATATTGACTTGTCTCGTATGCAAGATGCTGAGGATTACCTCAAGAATGAGCTTACTGAGGCACTAAAGGTACTTGAGAAGTGGGGACCAGGTACAAACTGGAATTCACCTAAACAGCTTGGTGAGCTACTCTATGATAAGCTTAAGATACCTGTAGTATCATATACACCTAAAGGTGGTAGAGCTACAAGCGAGTCTGTTATTAAACAGATAGACCATCCAATGTGTGCATCGCTCCTACGATACCGGGAAGCATCAAAACAGCTGAGTGCTTTCATTGAAGGTTGGAAACCTTTTATTGTAGATAGTAGACTACATCCAAGCTTTAAACTGCATGGTACTGTAACTGGTAGATTATCATGTGAACGACCTAACCTACAGCAAGTACCTAGAGACCCAAGAATTAGGTCATTGATTACAGCACCCGAAGGCTGGCAATTAATAGATGCCGACCTTTCACAAATTGAGTTAAGGGTAGCGGCTGAGGTAGCTAATGAAACAACAATGCTACATGCGTTTGCTACAAACGTGGATGTTCACTGGCTTACATTGATAAGAGAATTGGGTAGACAGGGTAGTGAGCCTGACTTAATCAAACATACAGCTACTTGTTTAATAAAGAAATATGAGAAAACCATACTTGATAAGCCAATTAACTATGGTGAAGCTATACAGGTACTATTAAAGTATGGTCCTGAGAAAGCTCAAGAGTTTGATAAAGGCTGGAAAGAATTAAGAAAGAAAGCTAAAGCTATTAATTTTGGTTTCTTATATGGTATGTGGTGGGTAAAGTTTAAAGACTATGCTCGTGACAACTATGGAGTAACAGTTACTGATGAAGAAGCTAAAGCTAGCCGTGATGCATTCTTCGAATTGTATCCAGAGTTTGTTAATTGGCACAATGACCAAAAACGCTTTGTAAGAAGACACGGTTATGTAGAAAGCCTTATTGGTAGAAGAAGAAGATTACCAGAAGCTAAGGCTGCTTATGACACACCAGGTAAGAAAGAAGCTGAAAGACAAGCAATCAACTCACCTGTTCAATCATTCGCTAACGACCTTAATCTTATGACAGCACTACAAATCTCTAAAGAGTACAGTGTAGATAAAGTAAGGGTTATTGGTACTGTCCATGACGCTACTATGTTCTTAGTCAAGGATGAGTATGTTCAAGAAGTGTATAATAGAATACTACAGGTGATGTCTGGCCCTGACCTATTAAAAGACTTTGGTGTTGACCTTAGGGTACCAATTTTAGGTGAAGCACAGATTGGTCCATGGAGTAAAGGGGTTAGTTTAGAAAAATGGCTATCAAAGTAAGTCAATCAAAAATCAAGACTTGGCGTCAATGCCAATTCGCCTATCATCAGAAGTATGTGGAGTTCCTGAAGAAAAAAGTGGTTAAAAGACCATTTACCTTTGGTGGTATAGTGCATGAGCTTATTGAGGAGTATGCTAACAATAGAGACCCCTTCAAAAAGCTAGACGCTATACAGGCTGAGAAAGGTAAGATGTTCGAAGCAGAGTTTGAGCTATATGGCGATATTATAGAGGATGTTCGCAGCATTATGACTGAGTACTTTGAGTACTGGGGTGATGACTCACTGATGTATCTTAGAAGAGGTAATCGTTATGCTGAGCATGAGTTTAATATAGAGATAGCTGATGGTATTATCTTTAATGGTAAAATAGATGCTATAGCTAAAACACCTAATAAGCTATTATGGATTGTTGAGCATAAGACCTTTAAAAGGATGCCTGAGAATGATGAAAGGTGGAGAAACATTCAGTCAGCGGTATATCTAAAAGCACTACAGATAACTGGTTTAGGTGAGGCTGACGGGATGTGCTGGGATTATATTCACAGTGGTTCACCCGAGGTTCCCAAGATACTAAAAAGCGGCAAATTATCAGAAGCTAAATTGAATACATTACCGAGTGTTATTCGTAGGTATGCTGAAGAACAAGGCTATGACCCTAACTTCTCCAAGAAGCTTATTGATGCTGCTCAACAAAACATACCCAATTACTTTATGAGGGTATTCACACCAATTAACCAGAATATCGTGGAGTCTGTTTATAAAGATTTTATTGACAGTGCCCAAGAATTAATAGAGAATCATGGAAAGAAAAAGGTTAAGAACATTGGAATGCACTGCAAGTGGTGTGACTATGAACCTATCTGTAGAGCTGAGCTGACCGGCTCAGATGTGGACATGATTATAAAAGGTCAGTATAAAATAGAAAAGAGAGAAACCAAAGATGAAAACCCCAAGTAAATTACCGATAGTACCTATCTCTACAGGTAGAGGTTATAGAAGCTATGCTATTTATGGAAGAAGTGGTACAGGTAAAACCACACTGTCCTCAACATTTCCAAAGAAGATACTTCACCTTGATGTAAGAGATGATGGTACCGATAGTATTGCTGACGTTGAAGGTATCGACCTTATTCGTGTTGATAGCTGGGAAGAATTTGAGGATGTGTACTGGTGGCTGATAGCCAATAAAACCCATGGTTACCAAACACTTACTATTGATACTATCACACAGGTTCAGGGCTTAGCACTTGAGCATGTATTAGCTAAGAAGAATAAGAAGGTCGAAAATGCCGGTGACTGGGGCACAATGACCAAGAAAGAGTGGGGTGAAGTAAGCTCACTTATGAAAGACTGGATAACCCGTTTAAGAGACTTAAAGATGCATGTTATCTTTTTAGCTCAAGAACGCATATTTAATGCTGGTGAAGAAGCAGAGATTGATGAAGACACAGTCAATCCAGAAGTTGGAGCTCGCTTATCACCAGCAGTAAAAGATCACCTGAACTCTGTAGTTTCGGTGATTGCTAATACCTTTATCCGCTCTAGGATAAAAGTTACTGAAGTCAAAGGTAAAAAAGTAGAGGAGGAAGTTTATGATTTTTGTTTACGTTTAGCACCAAACTCAGTGTATACAACTAAAGTAAGAAAACCAAAGAATATCTCAATACCTAAGTTCATAAAGAACCCAAGTTTTGAGGAAATTAACGCCATTATCAAAGGAGACTAACATGGCTAGAGCTAAAAAGAATACAATCAGAATTGACTTATCAGCTGTTGACAGCAGACTTAATCTGTATGGATTTAGTGGTCAGTATGCTTTCGAAATCACCTCAGCGGTTTTTGGTAAAAGCAGTTCATCTGGTCAAGAACAAGTACAAGTTAAGACAAGCATCATTGACTCGCCTTATCCTAAGTTTATTGGTAAAGTGCTCAATATCCAGCTTAACCTTCAACCTCAGTCATTATGGGTGTTGAGACAGCTTATCGAAGCTGTAGATGTAGACGTACCAGCTGGAGCTTTTGACTTAGACCTAGATGAGTTGGTTGGCAAAAGATTTAGTGCTACAGTTGAAGACAACTCTTATGATGGTAAAAACAGCCACCGTATTACTGGCTATACTTCTTATGATGACTCTGATGAAGAGCCAACACTAGTAAAGAAGAAAGCTGCTAAGGTTGTTGAAGAAGACGAAGAGGAAGATGAAGAACCAGCTAAGCCTGCTAAGAAAGCACCAGCTAAGGCTGAAGTAGTTGAAGAAGACGAAGAAGTTGAAGAAGCACCTAAAGCTACCAAAAAGCCTAGTAAAGCAAAGGTTGAATATACCTCTGATGATATTATGGACATGGATGCTGAAGAGCTTGAAGACTTGGTTAAAAAGTTAGGACTAGATGTAGACTTGTCTGAGTACACTACACTCCGTAAAAAGTACAATGTGGTTATTGAGGCTCTTATCGCTGCTGGCTTTATGGCAGACGATGCCTAAAAAACCAGAGTCAAAACGGCAATTAAAAATCCGTAAAGCACTGGAAGCTACTGTTGGGGGCCGCTGGAAAAAAATTCATGGCGGTCCCTTTCAGCCTTGTATGCTTGACTTGGTAGGTTGTGTACGAGGCCTATACTTTGAGTTTGAAGTTAAAGAGCCTGGTGAAGAACCTACAGAAAGACAGCTGTATGAGATACAAAGAGTAATAGAAAATGGTGGTATATCAATGACCATCACTACAGCTGAGGAGGCTATTGATGCTGTACGAAAAGCTATTCGACTATCAAAAGGCCGCAGTTGATACTATATGTGTTCAGCCAAGCACTGCGTTACTATTTGACCAAGGCACTGGTAAAACTTGGGTTACTGCTGGTATAATAGAGAAACTACTTCACCCTAAAGCTGAGTACCTTCTTATAGTACCATTAACAAACATAGATACAACTTGGGTAAAGACCCTATCACAGTTCAAAGATTTAGCTATCTTTAAAGATTTTAATGAGTATAAAGCCTACAGAGATGGGCCAAAACTATTCCTTACTCATTATGAAGGTCTACCAAAATTCATTGATAAGCTATGCAGAGTTCACTGGACATTAATTGCTCTAGATGAAAGTCAAAGAATAAAAGGTCGCAATACTCAGCAATCAAAGCGTGCAGCAAGATTAAAGTTAGCTGACCATAAGGTAATCCTATCAGGCACACCCATTGATAAATCACCAATAGATATGTGGGCTCAATTCAGGTTTGTAGCACCTGAGGTGTTTGGTACAAGGTGGAAAGACTTTGAAGAAGAGTACTGCTACAAGACTGGCTTTATGGGTAAAGAAATAAAGTTCAGAGTCAAGAAGATGCCAGAATTCTTGGAAAAGCTTAAGCCCTATTGTATCCGTGTAGTAAAATCTGATGTACTCGACTTGCCACCAATGGAGATAATACTATCACCTGTAGACCTACTTGGTAAGCAGCTACGGATATATGATGAGATGAATAGTGAGATGATAACCTCGCTAGAAGGCCAGACACTTGCTGTAGACCTTAAGATAACTCAGATAGCTAAATTACAACAAATATGTGGTGGTTTTATACTGAATGAAGACCGAGAAGTATTAGCTATAGGTCGGGCTAAAGTACGTCGTGTAACATCACTCATAAAGACAATAACCGCACCTGTGGTGATATTCTGCAAGTACCTTGAAGAGATAGAAATAGTAGCTCGGGAGCTATCTCACCTTAAATTAGCTATACTATGTGGTAAAACAAAGAACAGGGCCAAGATGATAGAAGACTTTCAGGATGGTCTCTATGATGTGATAATATGCCAGATTAAAACCGGTGGAGTTGGTATAGACTTATTCAGGTCATGCAATGTTATCTTCTACTCATTAACCTACAGCTTTATAGATTATGAACAGGCTTTAGCAAGAGTCCATAGGCATGGCCAGACTAAAGAGGTAAAAATTTATCTCATCTATGCAAAGAATACTATTGACGAAGCGATATATGAAGCTATATTATCCAAAAAGTCAATCAGTGACACAGTTCTTAAAAGCCTTAAAGGAGTAACCCATGGCAAACGTAAAAGCAAAAGCTAAGATTAAAGAAGTAGAATTGGACCAAGAAGTTCAGGTTCAAGTTGAAAAGAAACTCGGTATTAATGAGCTTTCAGAAGCATTGAATATCAAGCCAGCATCAGCACGAGTAAGACTCCGTGGAGCTGGTATCAAAAAAGTTGGTCGTTCTTATGAATGGACCCAAGAAGAATTTGATAACGTGATTGCTGAGCTTAAAGCTGATGACGTACCAGCACCTGTAAAAGAAAAAGCTACCAAAGCTAAAAAACTTAAAGCAGTTGCTCAGCCAGTATCTGATGAGGATGACGTTCCATTCTTCAATGATAATGGCGCAGTAGACGAAGAATACTAAGCTGGGAAAGCCTCTCGAGATAGTTCAAAATGTGGACCATCAAAGAGAGGCTTTTTCTTAGGGTTTGCAGCCTTATATCTTGAGTGATACTCTTTTACTTCACTCTCCAGGTCCTCTGATAGGTCGTTTAATAACCTATCCCAAACACCACCCCATACTACAGGGATGTTTTGTTCTATAGCTACTGACCTTAAAGCTCTAGCTATATCATAGTAGTACTTTGTTTCCCATGTTAATACATTATAGACGTAAGCAGCTAGGTCTACAGCGTGGCCGGTTAAATGCCTTGAGTTCATTGTTCTACTTTTACCAGCTTTAACTAGTTCAGCTTGTTCCTCTTTAGTCCTTAGCCCATAAGTGATGCCAAAATCTACAGTAGTAGTTTTTATAGCTTGCTTTACTATGCTAACAAGAAGTGGATTTACACCACTTAGTTTAGCTATAGAGCGACTTGATAGATTAAACATCTTTCCTCCTATAATCAGCTGCTTTTTGCATATCAGCCATCATTGTTGTCTTAAGGCCGCTGTTTCGTGTTGTACCAAAATAGTAGCCAAATACTGTGGTTATAAGACTTGTAACAGTACCTAACAACATATAGGCTACCTCGCTTGTCTCCTTGCTAAGCATGTTTGTAAACAGTGCATATAAGGTGAAGGCAAACAGTGCAAGAGACAGTAATGCTAAGATTGCAGGCATCTTGTCTTTAACAGCTATCTCCCTATCCCTAGCACTCTTTACATCCTGTAGAGACATTTCTATCTCTTTTAATTCACCATTCTGCTGTAGCTCTACAAGTCTTACCTTTTGAGCTGCCGCCTCAGTCTTATCTGGGAATAGCTTATCAATAACAGTAGTGGCTAAGGTGATTACATCAAACATCTAATTAATCCTTATGCTGCCTTGGATATCGATGGTTAGTCCACTAGCAGCAGCTGAAGCTTGTAGCAATGCTTGAGCTACGTTACTACCCATCTGTGCTAAGTTGATTATTGAGCTGTTATTGGTTAAGTATGCAGAGAACATAGTATAACCAGCAGTAAGTGTAAGGTTACTGCGTACGTTTATAGTAACGGGTTGCTGAAGCCCTGATACATTGAGTGCTGCAAAAGGTAAACCCGTAATCCTAAGATTGCCTGAAGTAGCTGCATCAAGTGTGCTAACCTGAACACTTACAAAGAAATCAATAATTCGACCCCTTCGAGTCCAATGACCGACCCTTGTACCATAGGTCTGAGAGCCTGATACAGTTGAGCCACTTACTGTTGGTGTAAAGGTACCTGAGTCGGCACTTGGGTCAGAGGTAACAGTGTGCCATTGAGTAGAACCCCTGAATGCTAGTATGGTTGCACCTGAGCTTCTTAGCTCACGGGTTGTAAGACCATCAATAGTTTCTATAGCATTAGTTGCTGTAGTATCTTGTGCTGCACTCCAAGTTGGTAAAGGTGCATAGAAACCCATTTGTGCCCTACCGGCATAAACACCATTACCAGTTACACCAAGATAGGTGGATGAACCATTGAACAGTCTTAGTCTTGTAGACCAGTTGTTAGCAGCATTGGTTACATCAGCTACAATGGTTATAAGCTTATTACTGTTTGGTAAGTTAACACAGGTACCACTAACAAACGTAGCATCACCAGCACTAGCTGTATTACTTACTGTATTGGTTGATAGTGTTACTCTCATCTCAGCTCTATGAGTACCACTGCCTCTATCGAGTGCTACAAATACTACATCTCTCTCTACAGCCTGTACGACAAAGCTGGCAGCTAATCTTGTGATACCAAATGGCTTAGCATAGACTTGAGCTATCTCATGTAGGTTAGTTGTGTTGTCCTCTTGTATTTTATCAAGCGTAGCTGCACCACTTGGGTCAGTACCAACATTGGTTGCTATGGTACAAAAGGTTTTAGTCCATGCAGCATTGCTAAGGTCATTGGCATAAGTTAATAGGTTAAGTGGAAATCCATGAACAACCAAGACTGCATCATCTGAGTTCGTCTTCTTTACTGAGACTGAGCCTCTTTCACTAATAGTCGATATCTGTGGCAATACCACAATAGCACCATCAGAGCCAGTATCTACAAGCTTCATACTGCCCTCATCTGATGCAAGAACATTTACCTGGTCTGTAGTAAAGACACTTGAGACACCCATACTTAACGATGAAGCAACTTCTCTCCAAAGCCCATCACTGTAGATAACAAACTTTTCTTCATCATCAACCCAACCTTGTAGGCCTTCAAATGGTGTAATAAAACTCCAGCCATCATAATAAAAACCAATTTTACCAGCTTGACCTACCCAGGCACCTGTAGGGCTAGCTGCAATAAGGTAGGTATCACCATTAACCGGTGAACCAGGTGGTGTTGCTAAGTCTCTATCCTTAATGAGCATGTTCTCAATAACATCAAAGACTCTTAATGCCTCATTGTGAGTAGTCTCTTTTTGTGATTGAGCAACCTCTAAGAAGGGTACTTGGTGTCTTGCGCTATAACTTACCATTTTGAGTCCTATAAGCTTTCATAATAACCAGCACCTATGATAGCGCTATTTTGAGCAACCTTGGCACTGATAGTTGACTGTGTTGAGCCAAAATCTGATACTTGCATACTAGCAGTATAAGTAAAAGTGGGTGAACTTACAATAGCGGTCCTTACTATGACTAAGCCATTATAGATATTCAAAGTGTATTCTTCTCTCTCTTCATTAAGTGGTACGTCTGAGTTATTAAGCCATCCACCATTAAATCTGGTACGTCTTGTCCATGTTAAAACAAAATCACCTGATAATTGTTGTACTGACTTAAATTGGCATGGTGCATAGGGTTTTAAACCCTTACCACTATTAGTAAAGGTTGAAGCAGTAACGTCCATTATGTCTTGGCCTACAGATACTGGCTTATAGTATTTACTGATGCCAAGTGAGCTGGATGAGTCGAGTACCCTATCAAGGTTACCGCCTGGTGACAGCATAACAAATCTCTCACCTATTACATGAGACCCTTTAAACTGTTCACTACCAAGCCTACCCCTTAACAGATTAGACAATCTATAAGTGCGAGTGCCTATAAGTGTGGCTGTTTGAAACTGAATTAGCTCATCACCTAACACACAGCTATTAACTGAGTTCAACAGGTTATCTATACTTGTAGAGGTTAATTGGTCAGCGAATAGTAGCTGTACGTCTACAGTGTTGACCCTATCCATATAGTTATGTGGACCAGTCGGTAATGCTGTAAGTGCTTGACCAGCAATAGTTGGTACTGGTATACTTGATAATAGGTTATAGGTTATATCATCAGTTGACCTATATACCTGAGCACCTCTCCATGTTGACTTATCCCTACCGGAAGCTATATAGAAGCCAGCGTTGTTGTCGGTTTCTCTTAAGACTGGTATATCCAATAAGAACAATGAGCTATCACCTGGGTCAAATACTACACCACCTACAACTGAGATATTACCGCCAGTAATAGTTTGAGTGAAAGCTTCACCATCTATTCTTTCACCTTCAAAGATTAGTGTTTGGCCTGAGAACTGTTTCTTTAAAATTCTTATGTTATGTGTGATGCTTGTGTCTACAAGTGAGATAACATCTGATGGCTCAAGTCTAAGATATTTTATAGGTAGTGAGAAGCTAAATGATACACTCTTTGTCCATCGTATATAGAGCATCTTCTCAACTAGCTGCCTAGCTACATCATTATCCATCACTACAGCTACTGATACAGTCTCAGCTTCACCTGAGTCAGCAATCTGCCTTATAGCCTCTTGAGTACCCTGTTGATAGTCGGCTGTCTTAGCTATATAGTTAATAGACAGTGTCTTAGGTAACTCATTAGTATCTATACGACCTATCTCAAGGTACTTAGCATCTTGACCTGAACCCATAGGTAGAAGTTCATCAATGTTAATGGATACACTGGATGCTTGATTGATAGGCACAAACTTAATGGTTGAGCCACTCTCTATACCTTCAAATAAAAAGGCCTTCTGAAGCTCTTCTATCATTGACCTTGCTGTAGACCTGTTAGAAAGCACAAATCCATCTACAGTGCCTGTTATTAAGCTTACGTCTATCTCTGAAGGGTCGTACCCAGCTCTCTGACAAATATCAACGATTACGTTGGAAAGTAAAGCCATCTAAACACCTAACGTAAATCTAAACCAGTAAGGCCACTCTGTATTAATCCTATCGCTTCTTAATGCCATAGCTAATATAGCATCATTTATAACATAACTTGGGTTTAAAGTTAACTGGTATTGATAATATAGGCAAATTGTCCTAGATGCTTCATCAGGTAGCCAAAAGGTACCAGGCTGTAGATACTCAGAGCGAGAACCCTCCCACCGGAGTTGGTCAAAGTCATCTGAGCTATTTGTAAACTCGGTGTGTAGGTCAGATACATCCAAAACTTTAGTCCACCACCAATCCCATGCTTCAGTCATTTTGGTTTGGTATCTGCTTGAACCTTCAGCTAATGCTAGCGTAAGCCATGGCTGTATATCATAGGTATGATAATGAAAGGCATCCCTACGGATAAAGTCAATGCTTTCGCCAGCATCAACTGCAGCTCTGGGCATCTGGTGAGGTGGTGTCTGGAATATCTCGCTTATGGAGCCGTCAGCAATGGCAGAGCTAATGGTCTCTGAGACAAAGACTCTTGTTTTTCCACCGATAAAGGATGAATTAGAGGCACAAGTATATAGGCCGTTATTCCCAGTACTACTAATGACATTAAAAGTAACGCCCGTGACAAAGCGACTAGTTTCGTTTCCTGTGAACTCATACCATTTACTCCCTTGGTTAAGACTGACTATAGTAAAGACTTGTGGATAAGTTATACTGCTATTCCCAAATGGGAAATTCTCAGTAGCGTGAGTATCTACAGAAGTTAAAAGTGCACTAGCTGAGGCTGTCTCACCTAATGACCTATAACACATATAAAGTTGCATGTAGTGATGGGTATAGTGGTTTCCATATAATAGTGTTCCACCGCCTGGCTCTGGTGGGAATGCCCAAGCTTCACTAGCATCTCTTATAAGTTCTAGCCAAGGCTTAACTCTTGTATTGTAATCGGTGGTTGTAAATTCACCAGCTGTACCATTAGGTGCTAAATCCCTAAGAGCATAATGCAGACCTTCAAGGTGTGTCTGGTTAATAGGGTGTCCATTAGGTATATTAATATCAGCCCAATCAAGTATCATCTGCATAGCATGGTCTCGGTAGTCAGTATTATTAAAGGTCTTCCAACCTTGTACTAATACTTGCATACGTCTGAAGTCTTGAAAGCCCAGTCGTGTCTTAGCAACCTCAGGTGTAGTAGTGGTTGAACCAGCTGAAATCATCGTTACTACAGGGTTAGCAGCATCTTGTAGATAGCTGTCAGCAAACTTTTGGACACGTTTTCTTTGAGTATCATAAAAGTTTAGTAGCTCGTCATTACCTTCTAAAAATAGTGCAGCTCTGTCTAGCGAGCCTATAGGCTGGGAGCCTTCTGTACCAAAGTAGTATTCAGCTTTACCGCCCATAATTATCTCGTGTCTATTTGTTGAACTATACCAAGCCTCGTGTTAGTTACAAAACACTTTCCGTTTGGCATAGCTAGGCATTGACCTGGGAAAGCAATAGTACCAGCATTTATATGACCTCTCGCTTGAAAACTAAAAGCTCTTAACCGGTTACCAGCATAGGATGCTATGTAGATTGTGCCATATTCATCACTATAGTTAGATGAACAGCCTACAGGGTATGTAGGTGTATTTCTTGTCCTTCTAAGTGTATCAGTATCTCTATCTATTAATACTGCTACATCATTACCACTAGATGATGACCATAAGTCCGAATTACGAGTACCATATCCACAGTCTGAGTGAAAGTACCTCTGAGTTGTTATGCTAACATCTAATAGGTCGTTCTTTATTTTATGGACTTGTCTGTTACCACCAACCCATAAGCAGTCATACTCCTGGTCATAGCTTATAGTCCATGGAGCATCATTAATAGTTATATCAAGCTGTTTAACACCACTTGAATTATACTTGGTAACCTTATTGTAGAATGGATAAGTAACCCATACATTATTGCTGGCATCTGTAGCAACATCCATAGCATATTTCTTATCTACATCATAAGATACCCAAGTATTATCAGCTATATTTACACGAGTTAGCTTTTTATCGCCCTTGTGAACAATCCATATATACTGACCATCAGGACTTGCATCACACCTCCAAGGGTGCGGAGGTAATAGGCCTAGGTACTCACCAGGTGTTTGAGTATCTCTACCTACACGAGCTACTACCTCTAGTGTAATAGCATCAACCTTTTGTATAACTCTTTTAGTATGACTTGTAACCCACAGGAAGTTGTTGCTATCAAGGGTAAGACCCTCAACACCTTCTTCTAGATTGTCTATTCTATCAGCTCTTTCATATAGCTCCGCATTAGCTGATGGTAAATTATCACCAAATGGTGTAAGCTCTAAGTCAGGTAATACCACATAGCATAAACCCCTGTATGATGGTACATTGCCTACACCTTTAAAAGCTTCCATAGTTGGGCTAGGTCTTTGGCTTTCATCGCCAAGGTATTCTTCTATAGTAAGGATATCAGGTGGCTCAAGCTGATTAGATCTGCCATCTCTTACAAGATAATTGTTAAGCCATAATCTTCTAATACCAACAAAGCTTCTTCTCTCAGTAAGGTTTACAGTATCACCATCCTCTTGACTTTCTTGGGTTGTACTGTAGACTATAGTCTCAAGCCTATGTTGTGGTACTTCAGCGAACGCTATAGCTATACTAGATTTAAAGAACCTTCTCTCACTTTTTAGTGGCCTTGCTGCAGATGCCCCACCAGCTATACCTTTACCAGAAGAAGCTACTGTAGCATTTACCACATATTCCATGTCTTGTTCTATAGGGCTTGCAAAAATAACATTGCCAGCTGCACGATATAATCCATAACCTACAGGTAGATATGCACCATAAGAACTTGTCTGTACTAAGTTGTCACCTATTCTTAATTTGCCATCTTCAGGCTTAACTGAGTTAGCTTCATTGCCTGGGAATAGCATAGAGCCTATAGCTGTACCCAATGCAAAGCCGAGTGCGGTCATACCTACACTAGAGCCAATACCAGCACCTACAAGACCAATAGCAAGGATAGCCATTTAAACCTCTATCTCAAAACTTAAAGAGGGTATAGAGTTAGCAAAGTTGGAGATAAGCATATCATTAAAGACTACATAGGTTAGGCCTCTGTATGATGGCACATTACCCACACCCTCAAATGACTCCATTATTGAGTCGGCCACTTGTGTCTCATCACCAAGGTATCTTGTATGGTCATAGGTTGACTCAGCGGTAGCTGCATCATATATGACTTCGGTATTACCCCATATCTTTTTATAAGAGGTTATCGGCCCTAAACAAACACCTACAGCAAAAGACCTGTAGTAAAGGTATGTCCTTGAGGTTATATCGCTTCCTCCACCACCTTTACCGCCAACGGATTGACTTGACTCTTGTATGACTTCCCTAACAGGGCTAGCCCATATCACATTACCTGATACTCTTACTGTACCATAAGGCTTAGGCAGGTATTGGCCATAAGCACTACTTTGTACTCGTGTATCACTTAGCCTTGGACCTTCATTCACTTGGTCAGGTGGACCATCACCAGGGAATAGTGCTCCACCTAATAATGACCCAGCAGCAAAGCCTATCCTTGCACCAACTGGTCCACCAAAATATGCACCAACTGCAGCACCAGCCAAGCTTAGTGTTAACTGTGCCATTACACTACCTCCGGATATACTAGTACTGCATGAGTTCTATCTCTCCAGTTACTATCAAGTGTAACTTCAACAACTTTCTTAGCTGTTATGAATGAGTGTATAAAGGTATTGTCACCAGTAGCTATAGCAGCATGATGAGCTGGACCTTTCTTAAGTCCTATACATAATACAGAACCCATAGGTGGGTTACTGCAGTTTATTTTCTTAAAGCCATATACTTCTTCAAGTACTTTAATCAGTTGGCTCTCTTGCTGATGTAGATGCCACTGAGGTGAGTATACAGGTGGCTCTACAGGTAGATTACCTATAAGCTCTCTCCATACACCCACAAGCAAGCCGATGCAGTCACAGCCTATACCTTTAAGTGACGCCTGATGATGATATGGAGTACCAATCCATTCTCTTGCAACCCTTACTATTTCGGATGAATTTATCATGCACCAGACTTTAACATTTCATCGAGGCCAGGTAAATGAGGAAAGCCCCTAAAGTTAGCCACATTGCTGAACCTATCTCTACAGGTCTCAAACTTTCTATCACAACCAGCTATAGCCCTAAAGCTATTACCAGCTACAATATCTTTAGGCATCGGCAGTTGAAGCACAAAAGTGCCAACACCAGCTGATACTGTGTAGCTTTTAATCTCCATCTTTGCACCAACATTTGATGAACCAGATAACCACTCAACTAAACCATAGTTAAAAAAGCCAGTACTCTGTACTGACGTGTTGTGTGTAAAGGTGCGGTTATTAGTTACTGCTAGTACTGATGTTACAAAACTTAGACCCGTCAGCGATTTCTTGCATCTAGTGTCTCCTAATTGTCTTGCATTGCACAAAGGTGTATAGACTAAACCAATACGAGTTTGTAGCCTATTGCTAAGACCTCTTATCTCTGCGTAGTATGAACCATCATCTCTAATGATTACATCGCCAAGTGAGCCATGGCGTAATATGACTTTATCACCACTACCCAAGTTATTATAATCTACAAGATATACCAATACCTCTGCATTATTAAACAGGCCTCTTTTAAGGTCATCCTGAGTAATAGTTACATCATCTATTACAGCATCAAAGTCTAAGTTATCTACAGATAAACCTGAGCTTGACTGTATAGCTGATGAGCTGAAGCCACCTTTACTTTTATAGGTCTTGCCATCAAACACTATGTCTCTATCCAAGTCGGTGAAGGCAAACTCTGTGGTATCTTCTCTAGTTATAAGGATAAGTGTGCAGAGGGTAGTAAAACCACTATCTAATGTAGCTTGTATAGCTGATGGTATACTTAGGGTCATTCCCTTATCTCCACAATGTTTATTGAGTCCGCTATAAAAGCATCATATCCTTGTATGGTCACTCTTAGCTGGTCAGTATCAAATCTTGCTGGTATATCAAATTCAAAGCTAGCTGTAATAGCTACACCAGTACCAGGTGCAGAAGAGAAAGTAACCACACCTGTAGTACTGTTTACTGTCCAGCCACTTAGTTGTTCTACACCATTAAAATAAATCCTTACAGTCCCAGCTACTGGCCTTGTGATAACACGGTTAGTAGATATTAATCCATCATTGTAGGTTTTAGATAGTTGAAAGGTTGTAAGTACGGAGTTACCAGTACCTATAGGCTGTAGAGTAGCTATATAGTCTAAGTGGTCTTTAAATCTAAATGCATGAGCTCTACCTTTTCTAGCTCTAAAGAATGCAAGAAGTATCTCAGCATCACCCTTATCTTTTATAGCAGTGCTAATATCCCATCTTACTCTTGACTCTATCCAGTTCTGGTTTCTGCTTTCTTGACCTGACTTCATAGTTACTACAGTGGTATTGAACTCTGGTCCACCTTGAGCACCATAACTAATATCTTCTGGGAATCGTATATCATGGAAAGTCATTATGTCATTCTCTTCTTAGTTCTTGCAAGGTTGGTAGCAAACTGGCTTAATACTTGGCCTTGTGATTTTTGGAAGGATGCTGCATCAGGTGTCTGTATGTTTATGGTAATGTTTCCGCCTTGGTTACCTTGACCTGGTTTAGTAACTGTTACTGTTTCATCAGGGCTAGCTTTAAATGCTACAAGTTGACTATCAGTTCCACCTTGTCCGCCAACCTGGAATTGGCCACCATCTTTAAAGCCAAATAGCCCTGATAGGCTTGATAGGAAGCCACCTGAGTCAGCTGCACTACTAGCTGCAGTATAAGATAGATTACCAGCTGGTGATGATGCTGTCTCTAATGGACTACCTCCGCCGCCTCCACCAAATAATGAAGCAATACCGCCAGCACCACCTCCACCGCCTAATCCTAATGCACCAGCAAGTGGTGCTGTGATTAGCTGACGTACAGCGAGCTTTGATAAGTCAGCAGTGATGCTGCTTACAAGGTCTTTAACATTCAGCTTACCAGTTTCTACAAATTGGACTAATGCATCTTCGGCTTTACCAAAAGCATTAACTACAAGGTCTTCTGCTACATTGGACACATTACCAAATTCTTCAGAGATTTTACCAAGACCTCTTTGTAGCCCACCCTCTAGTGTCCTATCAGTCTCAAGTGCTTGGACTTTAAGATTGTTCATAGCTTGGCTGTATTCATCAACCGAAATTTTACCATCTTCATAAAGCTTATTTAAGGCCTCTTGAGTTTGCTGGTTTTCAAGCAGTGGGCCTTTAATCTCATCATATACCTGAGCTTGGTCATTTAAAGCTTGTAGGTTTTTAAGTCTGCTTTCAAGTAACTGTTTTTCACTCTCATTTAATGGTATACCATCTTGCTTAAATTGGTTCTCAATGTTAATAAGCTGGTTCTGAACTTCACGTTCACGGTTATTAAGTTGTAATAGCTTACCTTGTTGTTGAATATCAGCTAGGGTATCTTTTAGACTGATGCGTTGTTGATTGTCATTAGCAGCACCGCCTCCACCGTTACCTCCGCCTGAGCCATTACCTCCAGCTAAGGCTGTTGGCTTAGTAGCAGCCGCAAGCGCGTCATTTAAGGCTTTAGTAGCAGCTTCTTCATCAGCTTTGTTTTTAGCGGCATCTGAGACACGTTTACTGCTAATCTCTTTAGCTCTATCTTTTATACTATCAAATAGCTTGTTAAGATTATCAACCCTGGAGTCTTTATTATTCTGTAGTTCTTTTATCCTGTTAAATGCCTCTATAGCTCTAGGGTCATTTACAACGCTTTTTCTATCATCCTTAACTGATAGCCTACCGAGTGACTGTTGAGCTATAGAGCCTGCTCCTACAAATTCAGTAACTGAGCTTATTGACTTTCCTATTCTGTTTACACCATCTTCTACAATTTGTATGGCTGCATTGATAGCCTCAGTAAAGATGATTTTAAAATCGGTTGGTAGATTACCAAATGATACAACTATCTGTCTGTAGCCAAGTACCATGGTCTCGTAGAAGATACCAACAGAATCTTTAGCATTAACTAATGCAGCAACTACACCTATAACAAATTTACCTATTGTGTCAAAGGCACTTGAGCCATCTATAGACAGTTGGTTGACTGCATCAGTGGAGTCTTTAGTAGCTTTAGTTGCTTCAGTAGTACCACCTATAAGAACATCAAAGGCTGCTTTGCCAAAGTCTTGAAGTGTTACAAGGCCATCTTTACTAATAGTAATCCTATCAGAGAATGCCGCAAGTAAGCTAGTAGCCACTACAATGGATTGAGCTAAGAAGGCAAATGGGTTTTTTACAATGTAGAAAGCTAAATCCTTAAGAGCAATCACAGCTTTTTTTAAGCCATTAGCAACTAACCCTACAGAAATAGCTAAGCCTGTTGCTATAGCTATACGGCCAAGTGTATCTAGGTTCTGCCTTATAAAGTCAATAGCGGCAACTATACCACTTGATATTCCTATCTTAGCATCTAATTCACCAAAGCTTTTAAGGAAGGCGTTATTAAGCTGTAATAGTGATTGACCGATAGTAGCACTAGTCCTGCTAAATTCCTCATCAAGAGTACCACCAAAGTTCTTGAATGCGGCTAGTACTACCTCAGCGGTAATCTTGCCTTCTGAACCAAGTTTCTTTAAAGCAGCCCTTGTAATATCCACATTAGGGTTAAGTACACCCAACTGCTTAGCGATAACATCAGCTACCCTTGGTAACTGTTCAAGAACTGACCTAAGTTCTTCACCCTGTAATGCCCCTGATGATAAACCTTGTGAGAACTGAATAAGTGCGTTTTGAGCCTCTTGAGTATTAGCACCAGAGATAACAATCGCCTTGTTAATTCTTTCAGTTAATCCCAGTAATTCACCCTGTGAAACACCAAGCTCTTTAGTTGCAAAAGCTAGTCTTGTGAACAATTCAACGTTAGCTGGGAGTGAGGATCTAGTCCTTTGTGATATATCAAATAGCTTTTGTTGAACTACAGTTAATTGAGCGGTATTAGTGGTGACAAGTTTTAATCTGTTCTGTAGATTAGTATAGGTGTCAGCATATTGTCTTAACTTCTCAACAATGCCACCAGCTATCACACCCCTAAGAAGGTTATTGAGTTTAGATACTGCATTACCAGTATCTTTAGCGCTAGAACCGATGTTACGGATCCTCCTGTCTACTTCCTTAGCACCATCTTCCCTAACGATAATATCAAATCTCTCAGTGGTCATGTTAATAACCTTTCTTTAGAGATTGCTGCTATAGCGTCATCAATAGCTTCTTCTACGAATTGTGCCGGTGCTTGAGCAGATGAACCAGCATTAAGTTTAGCGATATAGTCTAGGTTGTTTGAGACGTATATGCTATCACCTGGCTTTGATTGCCCAATAACCAGTGAACCTTGGGCTATAGCTGCTGAGGCATTAGAGCTATCACCTTTACCTAGTTTTTTACCAGGTGAGTAAGCGCTTCTTACTGTGGTGTTAGGTGAGTTTAGTTGGACTTGCCAGTTGGACCTTGCACGACCAGTGTCTACAGGTGTGGACAATACCACAGTCTGGTCTATAGCTAATGCCGCTTTACGCTTTATCTTGTTGGCATTCTCAGGTATCTTCGAAGCTCTAAGATTTATTCTGCGGACAAATTCATTAGCTGTTGCCATCTACTTAGCTTTCTTAGACCTAATAAAGTTTAGATAGGCTCTATCCATCTCCTTTATAAAATACCATAATTCCTGAAACTCGTCATCAGAAAAGTTATGCCTATCGGCATATTGGCTAACATGAACCCATGGTATTGGACCTTCATCAAACCCATTAAAAGCTCTACAGGTATGTAGGTCACTAAAAGCTAAATAATAAAAGAATAAGCCTTCATCAATAGTTGGGGCATCCTGTATTTTTTTAGGTATGGGATGACCACAACTTAAGGCAGCCTTAATAATCTTTGACTCAACAGCACCCTGCTCAAGGCTATAAAGCAGGAAGCTAATTAGTTTTTTGAGTCTTTCTCCAGAACGTCTTGACGGAAGAGAGCAATCTTTTTGGAATTCTCTTCAATGTCCTTAAACAGTTCAGGAAGGTCTTTAAGAACTTTAACAACGTTAGCTTTATTAAACTCAAGTTGATTACCTTGTTCATCTTCAACACCTTCCCAATCAAGTATTACAGACTCAGCATAAATCTCTTGCATTAGCTCATTAGCCTTATCATTACTTAGTGCACCAATCTGTAGTGCTCTTTCATAACCCTTAAGCCTATTCTTGCATGAGTTCTCAAAACGTTTATTGCCACCTCCAGCTCTAGCTATTTTGATTTTAAAATCACCATAGTTAAGCCAGATGCCAGCTTCTTCAAGGGTCTTGTCGGTTTTAAATGCTGAGTAAACGCTCATATTATCCTGCTAATGATGGTAAGTAATCATAGAATACCATAAGCATAGTGTGGTCTAGTGCACTGTTAAGTTTAGCACCAGTAGCAGCATCCATGGTTAGTGGTATCGTGATTGGTTGATCTTGCTCTATATTTGCTCTTCCATCACCAAGTGAAAGTAAGGGAAGGTCGATAGTTATTCCAGTATTAGCTTTTACTAGTTGAATGTCAATAGTAATATCGGAGTTATCCCGTACTGCTTGTATGGCACTGATATTGCTAAAGTAGGCAGTAACACTGCCACTAACATCAAAAGTACCAGTACTTGCATCGAAAGAACCCAGTACACCAACGGCTTTGTTTGGTGATACGTTATTGTTAATGTTGATAGTAGCCTCAGTTAGATAAGCAAACAGGTTGCTAGGATTACTGTTGATGGGTGACACTACAGACATGGATATACGGCTTACATCTGATGAGGTATTAAGTGCATCAGCTTCAACAAGTGATGGTCTTGTACCAGATTTAACACCAGTTGCACCAGTTCTTTGTTCATTGTCTAATGCTACAAAGGATAGGTCAGCCGTAACTTTATCAGCTGTTGGTACATTCAACGTAAGCTCATTGGGGATAGCACCAACAAGATATTCTGATTGTATCTGAGCTGGAAGTGCATCATCTGGTGCACCAAGGGTTCTTTCAAGTTGATAGCTTCGTCTTACAATAAGTGAACTTGTAGACTCATTCTTAAGTACTCTCCCAAAAAAGATGCGAATGGTTTTACCAGTACCAGCATCAGTTACTATGGTATTCTGAGTCTTATCAAAGGTTATCAAGTTAGTAGCAACAGACCTAACTCTGGCAAACCCATTGTTAGCAGCTGTAGCAAATTGCTGAGCTGTAAGGTCACCTCCAATAAATACCCATTCACCTGGGATAAGACCTAACTGGGTCAAGTCTTTAGTTGTACTACCAAGAGTGGGGTAAGCACTGCCGCTATTAGTTATTGTTACATCACCTGAAGCAAACTGAAAACCAACCCTACTAATAGTACCGGTTTGACCTGTAGCAGCTGTAAGGTTAGTAGTAACCCCAACGTTTGTACCAGTAGGTGTACCACTTACAAGATGTAATCCATTGTTAGCCGTAGCTCCAAAACCTTTAGCAAACAGCAGGTCGTTAGCACGATAGCCAGTACCACCTGAGGCTGGTTGGAAAGCTTCACCAACACCATCTACAGTTGCTACAGCTAGCTCATCCTTACGTCTCATATTAGCGAACAGGAAGCCTTGAAAGAGGTCTTGGATGTTAGTTTGAGTAAGGTCGGTATTAAAGCCACCAGAAGCATCAAGGTCAGTTATAACACCTTTTTTCTTTTGCCTAGAAGGGTTAATGGGGTTTCTTGCTACAGTCTTTAAGCTTCCACCGAAATCACTATAGCTGTTTGGCTCCAAAGGTATCCAAACTGGTGACCCAGGTAAAACTTTTAAGCTAAGCTCTTCAGCATATCTTAAGCCTGTAATGTTGCTATCAATTTTACTTACCTGAACCATGATACTCTCCTATTTGACTTCGTCGTATTCAAAGTTAATCAAGACGTTGGTTTGATACCAAAGACCATCTTGGCCTACTTCATTAATTCTTACTTGCCTAAACCAAACACCATTAGTAGAAGCTTTCCCTTCGAACGCATTTACAATAACACTAACCAGGGTATCTGACAAACTTAAACCACCCCCATAGGGTGTAAAAACTTGAACTGTAAAAATACCAGCTCTTCTGTATCTGCTAGTACCATTAAAATTAGCGAGGCTAGCTTGACCACCATTCAAATGTTTCACTACAGCCCTAGCCCATGGTAAAGCTGGTTGACCATCTTTTGGTGTTGAGCCCATTGTATCATCATAGACTACAGCTATGCCTTGTGATGGTGGGCCAGCATTCCATGCACTATAAAATAGACTTAGTATGTCATCTCTTGCTGTAGCTATCGACGTCATTGTGATACCTCTAAAGCATAAGCTATTCTAACACTACCAGGAGATAATAACTTTACCCTATTAATCTTATATAAGGTATTACCATCTTTTAAAAGGTCAAAAGATTCTATCTCAGCTTCAGCTACTCCGTCAAGTAGATCTGCATGTATAAGAACATTCTCAGAGTCCCGAGTAGTGTTATAGGGTGACTCTATTGAGGATACAAGTGATAATAGGTCACTATCCAAGAATGGGTGAACAAAAAGACCTATAGTTGTAATAGTAAAGCTAGTTGAGTTACTCGCTTGATTGGTTGAGCCTCTCCATGGCTTATTACTATCAACTGGCGTATTACCCGACCTAAGAAGCGTTATAGACCTACCATTAGTTTCTATAAGCCTTTTAGCAAGTGATTTAAAACGAACGTAATCAACCATTAAGCCCTCTCAAATGACCGGCTATAAGGATTAGTCAGTAATTCTTCCATCCACAGGTCAGCAAGGGGGTATTCAGGTATAAAGAAACTGCTAACTAAGCTAGACTTAGATGGTAATACTCCACCTATTTTTTGAGACTCGACTGAGCTTTGATACTTAGTCTCTTCTTCAATAGGGCCAACCTTTTCTCTTTTATTAATTACTACACCTGTTGGTAGGATAGTTTGAGATGAGTTGGCAGTTAAGCTTTGTTGGTTTACTGGAGATGGCGGATTAGGTAATAGCTCACCAACTCTCAATGCTATAAGCGCATACTCAGCACAGGCCTTTTTAAGTTGTGGTGGTATATCATGCTCACCCATAAAGAACCAGCTATCATTGTCAGAGGCATTGTTCCTTGGCCATTCTAAGCCTTGTATCTTTGACCTTTTATAGCCTCTAAATCTTTTACCAAATCGTTGTTCTATATAATCAGTAGCTCTGATAATTGCGGCTTCTTTTAATGAGGTTGGCTCATTTGACCAATCAGTTCTACCTCTAGCTAACTGATAGTCATCAACAAAGGTAGTTGAGACATAGGCATTTGAGTCTGGGCTTTGTTGGCCAATCTCAACTATAAATGGCATATAACCCTCTTATTAGATAGTTAGAATTAAAGCACTGTTATCTTCATCTGAAAAGTCCCAAGTACCAATTAAAAGGATAGCCTTTATACCGAGAATTGATAACCTTTGTATCCTATAGTTATCAACTACCGTTGAGATTGTCAACTGATTTCCATCTTTAAGATACCTCTTATCTTGTTCAGTTGATATGTTCATTAGGGTGTTACCTGATAGCCTATAGTTAGCGAGCCTTTTCTACGAGTAGTGATAACGCCATTGTTGTCTATAACCTGTATATCATAAACGTATACTCTTTCTAATAGAGTATTAGTCTGAGTTGAAGTTACAGCAAAGGAGAATTTACCCTGAGCAGCATTCACTATAGTACCAGTGATTGGACCAATGATGGGTGTTGAACTATTTTTTGACTCTTTAATAGAAAGCCTAAAGGTATAGCCAGTAATATCCACAGCTATACCATCTCCATCTAGGTAGGTATAAACTGGCACCCAGTCATCACCTTTAGTGACTTCAACATCCTCTATAGTATAGTAGGTTATGGTCATGTCTTACACTAGTACTATCGCTGTTGGCATTGGTCTTACCGGTACACCTCTTGGGCTTCCGGTAACTATATTACTACCATATATCATGTTGTCGTTATCAGTTAATGCATAAGCTGCACCAGTATTGGTACGAATAAGGTCCCTAGCAGCATAATCTACAGTGTCCCCAGCATTTACAGCTGCAGCCATAGTAAGAGTAAGCTGGTTACCAGATATAACCCAACTACTTATAGTCTGTAGTGTACCAGACCTTCTTACTTCTAAGCCATCAATGTTAGCTGGCGATGCTGATGGTATAGAAATTGAGGCATTGCTATTAAGGTTAAAGGTTATGGTAATAGTACTACCTGACCTTGTAGCACCTGTGATGAATGGTCCATCCATATTAGTTGGTATACCCACAGGGTTATAGTAGTTAGAGATAGCATGAGCTATCCTTCTACCTAGGTCATAATAGCCACGTTCAGATGTAAGATAATGTAGTGCATCGGCAAGGTCAAGGTCGTGAGCTGGTCCTGTATATCTGGAGTTTGGTATACTAGCAATAGCATCAAGGTGTGCTTCTCTTATACCCCCCCAGTTACCACCTTGTAAGGTACCGGCATGACCTAAGCTCCAACAAAAGAATGGGCATGATGCAGCATTACGACCTATTGCTAGTCTTACATTGCTTACAAGAGTAACTAGTCCATTAAAGTAGTTAGTCTTTGTGGCATTAGCACTAGCATCAGCTTCACCCTGGTTCCACACTATAGCACCAACATCGCCTACAGCAGCTAGTGTACTGTTTAAGGTTGCCCATACAGTTCCACCTAAATCTGACCAGGTGTTAGGTGTACCCAGTAGGGCTGAACCACTAGTTGAGGCATCAGCAATCATTACTGGTATGTTTGCACCGATGTTAGCCTGAGCAAGTACTGCTAAACTCTTTATACCAGCCCCTAAGCTGGTTATCCTATCATCCCTATAAGCGGGGCCACCACTACCGCCATTATAATAACATACCTTGTGAACATCCGCAGTAATACCAGAATCACCAGCACCAGTAGCTAAAAGCTTAAAGTTACTTTGGCCAATACCTAATATCACTTCACCTACACCAAAAGGGTAAAATGTTTTAGCGAATTGAGTTATATCATTGGTATGCCTTACCTCAAGTATATAATATGATAAGCCTTGAGGCACTGTAATAGTGATAGACCAGGTACCTACACCAGTAGCTATGCAGTTGGCCCAAGTTACAACCTCTACATCATTTAAGCCAATTATTCTTGCTTGTAGGCTAGTAGGTGAGCCAGCATAGGTACCAGTAAAGGTTATAGCTCTGCTGTTACCTCCACTAGCTCTTTGATATACTCTACCCCAAGCTCTATTGGATACCCCATTAATGCGAACAGCTTGACCAGCTAGGTCAGGTCCACCTCGTGTCATTGGGTTACTAACTCTTGTAGCAGTATTACCATTACCAGTAAGGTCAGGTATAGTGGGTAATGCTTCATCGAACTCAGTGTAGAAGGATAAAGATTTACCTAATGCTGTAGGTAAAGTTAATGAAGCTAAATTATTAACGTCTGCATCACTAAGTGTACCAGCACCTTTCACAAGGTATGCTATATTACTTTTAAACTGAGTACCAGTAGGTGATGAGCTTCTTATACCACACTGATGAGTCCCTGATGGCGTTATACCACTAAAGGGTGACCATGCTGTACTGGTAGTTGTAGTCTTGGTTATTGTACCACTTAATGGTGCTGTAAACACCTCAATAGTACCAGCATTTCTCTGTAATCCAACTACATACCAGCCTGGTGCAGTAAGGGTAGCAGTACCAAGATAAACACCAGTGTTACTAGCGGGACCTCGTACCTGTACGTTTATTACACCACTAACCATGTAGAGTTGTACGTTATTAGGTCCACCTTGTGTACCTATAGAGGCTATGTATTGTGTTAAAGCTGATACTTCTACTTGTATTAAAGCAGCTAAAAACCAATCACCATCGGGGAAATCAAAGCTAGCACTATCGGCATAGCTATAAGAGTCATCAACACCGTCAAACCAAACTGACCCAAGTGAAGTTTTAGTTATAGTACCATTAGGTAAAAAGGGTGCTATGTTATCTGAAGAACCTGAGATTGTACCACGGTTATTATTATTAATAATACCAGTTCTACTAATAACTTGGGGTGCTACATCCTGTAATTTGCCGATAGGGCTTGGTACTCTCATGGCTCAGTCCTATTCTTTGAATAGTACTACCTAGCCTAACTAGATAGACCTTTTTATACCTGGTGCTACACTTTCAATCATATCTTTAGATACTTTAAACTTAAGGGTTTCTTCAAGAAATGCCAATGAAGGTCTTCCACCCTTAGTCCATTGCTCATCTACAGAATGGTCAAGTTGGCCAAGTAGTTCTTTAAGCTTTGTTATTTGATTGCTGGTATCTTCGTCTTCAGCTTCATTTTCTACATCAGCTGTACCAGCTTGGCCTTCAGCTAAAGCTAGTTTATAAGCTTCTTCAGCTTCAGCATGCTCTTTACTACCCTTAATATGGGCATTGTAATAATTTCTTAGGTAATTAACTGCACCCCAAATCTGCTCTGGTTGACCAGACAGGACACATTCACCGCCTCTAAAGATACGGTTATTAAGAGTAATACTTTTACCAGCGTATGGTCCAACAAGTATTAGTGTAAGTGTGATGGGTTCAGCCATTTTATCCTCATATATTTTGGGGGTAACTTTTTATCATTACCCCCCATTATACTAGTTAGTGATACCATTTGCAAAGGAAATACCCTTTTCAGAGAAAAGAGCTAATCCAGCGTACCATTTAACACGCCAGATGTGTTCATCTTTAGTCTGTGACTCACCAACATCAACAACCTTGATACCAGACTCAGCAGAAGCTGTAAGGCCAGCAATACCATGAGTCATAGAACCATCATCAACAGTACCAGCAATAATGGTTGTCTGGTTTGAACCAGAGCCTTTTACTTGGTTAACTGGGATATAGTCGTTACGGAAGATTGGTACACCAGAATAAGCCGGTACTTCAGCACCTGAAGGTAGAGCAACTACTTCATTAACACCAGCACCACCAAGACCTCTTAACAAGGCTTTGTATGAGCGGATAGTACGAGCAGGCATAGTGATGTAGTCAACTTGGCCATCCTTATCAGTAACCAGGTCAAGCAATTCATCCAGGAATGCAAAAGATAGAACACCACCGTTAGTACCAGTAGCAACTTGTTGACCAGCAACAACTAGGGACAGTAATCCAGCAAAGGTAAAGTTAGTACCATCACCAGTAATCAACATCTGTTGATATTTACGTCCAGCTGACTTTGCTTTAGAGGCAATTTGAATTGCCGCTTGGTCATTGCCACTATTACTACGAGTTGCTTCAATCAACCCGTTAACTTCAGCATCACCAATAATGGTTGTAAGCGAAGCTGTAATGTTGGTAAAGGTAGCAGCATCTTTAGCAGCTTGTCTCTCAGCAGCGTTTGTGCCGGAAGCAGTTGCACCGATAGTACCATCAGCATCACCAACACCCGTAGTAGCAACAGCACCAAGTGCGTTTTCACGGTTATAGCTGAGTGCGTTTCCTTCAATACCCATAAAAGGTAGAACTTCATACATCCGGTTTACGGTGATGACGTTTTCGATAACACCCTGAACTAGCATGTTCTGGGTAAGTTTTGCCGACTCTGCAAGAGTAACTGTAGGCATGATACTTCTCCATTAAAATAATTGTTGAATTGAGCCAGGTCACCTGGATGGCCTTACTCCATCAAAAAATCACTTTAAGTGGAGTGGTGTGTAGATTAACTACACAGCCACTTTACCACTGCTTAGCTACTACGTCAATAGGATTTTACTCTTTACTAGCATTTTTTAGGCCCATAGCAATCTTATTTACTGGGCTAAGATTGTCTTGGTTTACTGGTGGTCTCCCATTGGTTGGCTTAACACCAGCACCACTCTTTGTTTCACTCTCAAACAAACGGCCAAACCTTTCTGTACCTTTCATCTCTAAGATGAATTCTTTTACAGTCATTGGCTCACCTGTGGTAGTGCTATACCGTGTGTTATTATCAGCATCTACAATAACCACCTTAAACTTACCATCTTCAGTGGTAGCTTTTACTTGACCTTTAACAAAAGGCATGATGAGTTCAGGGATACCCTTTAACTCAGTGATAGCAGCCAATGCGGTATTCTCTACAAGTACATTGTATAGCTGACCTTGAAGAGCCTCAGCTTTTTTGACTACTGCATCTTTCTCAACTAAGAAGCCTTTGGAGATATCGGCTTTAATTTTCTCAATATCAATCTTGGGGTCTTTAGCTAGTTCAGTAAGCTTGGCATCAAATGCAGCTCTAATAGCTTCTGGCGTATCACCAAATTCTCTTAATGCAGAAAGGTCTACAGTCTTTTTACGAAGACTATCAACTTCACCCCTAGATGCTCTTAAGGCTTTATTAAAACCTAAGATAGCTTCAACTACTGACTTAGTCTTAGGGTCAGAATTATCAATAGAGTATTTGCCATCTTTCTCAACATAGAGTGGCTTGAACTGGTCTGGTACTACATCGATAGTATCTACAGTCATGTTCTTTTCAAAGTCGAAATTCATTTAAGTCTCCATTTGCTTGTTTAAGGATCACCCACTAATGGGTCACCCATTAGCAAGCCTAGCCATTATGACAGAGGCTATCCAATTACTCAATAGCTTTTTGGGTTCAAGCCAGCTAATTCAAAAACATTCCCATGGCTATTAGCTAGCTGCTCTAGCGTCATCTCTTTACCACGCACATCAACAAACTCATTTAGCTTTATCTTGCCGGTATTAAAAAGCTTAGCTTTTGTTTTGCCAAGTACTTCTTCTTTAAATTTTTGGCTTTGGCCTCTTAGCCATTCTTCATAGGTAACTGATGCAGCAACTCTGCCAACATTTCTATCAGCCCACATTTTCTTGTATTCCCTTAATGGTACACCAGCTAGCTTGGCTTCAGCTTGAAAGTCTATCTCTCTTTGATTAGCTGTACGACCATCCGCTACGAAGGGTCTTTTACCAATAACACCAAGTCCATTAAATACCGCCACCATAACTGACCTACACCTTGGGTGGGCCGGAGGCCTAGCATCAACTGGATTAAGTTTTTTAGAACCCACTGGCACTTCTTTATTACCTACAGGTGCTATATGACCATCCCTTGACCTACAGATGGCTGAGGTCCTTCCATCAAGTGTAGAAGTCCACCTTAAGCCATCTATAATATCTTCATTCTCTTTCCATATCTCTTCCCTCGCAGAATTGGTTGCGTGGTTTATGGCTGTCCTAACTATTGTATCCAGGTTACGCCTTGTAATTGCAAGAGCACCATTGTCAAAGTCATTATCACGACTACCAACAACCCTAGACACAATAGTGTTGATTGACTCACCATTTATAACTCCCAACTTAATAGCATTAGTTATATTCTCTACATCTGTTAAAGCCATCTGGTCTAACCAACCTTTAAGGTTTTGAGCACCCACCTGACTTACAGAAAATGGCTTCTTAAATACCACTTCTTTTAATACGCTTAATGGTACACTTGTAGAAACTATTGCTACGTTTAGTGCTAAGTCTATAGCTCTATTCTCAAAATCAGCTTCTGATTTAATAAAGCCAGTAAGCGTTTCGGTGATATTCTTATTGACTTGCTTCATTAGCTCTTTTCGAGCTACCTTAATATCATCTAAAAGGTCTTGTAACCTAGCTGACTCATAGCTTTTTACTCCTGGTAAAAAGTTCCTAAGTTTTTTGGATATCTCTATATCAGCTTTTTCTATTACAGCTAATAACTCTTTTATCTGCATAGCCGTAAATCTACGGACAGCTATCTGATGCAAAAGGCTCGCATCAAAATAAGCTTGGTTCTTTGTTTTTTCAGCCATTAATCCTCACTCGGGTCATCGAGGTTGTCTGGATTGTTAGGGTCAAGATTGCCATTGATTGGCTTTAATAATGACTCACCTTCTTCTTCAAGGTGCATCTCATTTTCTTCTAAGTTAAAGTCTTGCTCAAGTATTCCTCTTCTCTTGAGCTGGTTCAAGAAGCTTTCTCGTGATAAGTCGCCATTTTTACGAGCCTCAAGAATAGCATCCAAATCCTGTTTATCAGAAACATCCGGGCCAAAGTCTTTATTAAGCTCGATTATACCGCCATCTTCTTTACCAATCCACTTAGCCATATAATATAGCACTTGTGCTACAGCGTCCTCAAAGCGGTATGTGATGTCCTGTAGGACTGAGAATGACTCTGCAGTATCAATAGCTTTAGCAGTAGCTGTTGTACGACCAACTCGTTTCTTTAAGAACTCAGCACTGTAATTAGCCATGCGTTCCTCAAGGTCAAGCAGCTCTTGTCGGCCAGCCTCAATAGCTTTACCAGTGTGTTCTACATAATAGAACCTGCCCTGTGGGTCGCTTGTAATAAGATAAGTTTTTGGCCCAATAGCCAGCTTAGCTTCATCAGGTGTTACACCACTTCCTGCTAATATAGGAAAGCGTGTAACAGTTAGGATGCTTTGTTGGTCAGCTGTAGACTGAAAGTGTCTTATGTTTAAATCAGCAAGGTCAAGCAGTGGCGGCTTGCTCAACATGAATGAGGTCTTCTCACTGTAGAAAGTTACCAATGGTATAAAGTCTAAGTCATAGGTATATTCTTCAATCTTTACCCATTGTATCTTTTTAGTCTTAGCATCTTTTCTCTCTTGGTATACTTCAACAAGGCCTGGTGTAATAACCTTTATCTGTTCTACAGATACTGTTTCAAAGCCACTTAGGTAGGTTTCCTGTGACCTAATTCTTATCATCTTTAATTCTTCTTTGCCATTCTCAATTTCAGCATAGGCAAAGATGATATTCTCAGGCTTAATAGGTACTAGATATGGTCTTACACCTTCTGCTCTATCATCAGCTAATGTTCTGTTTTCCTTATCAATACGAGGGAAGTCAACATAGCAATGTGAATACCCTTTAGCAAGTGAGTCCTTAAGCCAGTTTCTTATAAAGACTAATAGGTGGTTACCCTGTAAGTCAACGTTATCCATATATGGTACTAAGTCTGGAGATATCTTATCCAAATTGATTAAATCACTAAATGGCTTACCAGTCATACTATTAAGTGTAAGCTCAATAAAGTTATAGAGCACTGCACACTCAAGTCTAGCCCTATAGCTATCTTCACTCTCAAGTGGATATTTTGGAAGGTACTTAGTACCAGCTTCCCTCATAGCCTCAGTACCCTCTATTAAGGTATTAATCTTATCCCACTTGGGTATCATCTGAAGATACTGATTACTGGGTGTAGATGGATCTGGTAAATCACTCATTAGAAACTACCTCTATACATGGTTTTTCTTTTAACCCTAACTCGATATCTTACCTCATCACCGATATGGTCTTCAGCATTGGTATCTACATCGTCAAGTACTTTATCATCTCGCGGGAGAACTGGAAACAACATTCTGCAATCTTCACATCTTTCCATGATGAATAAGCCAGGTTCTTCTCTTGGTGTACCTTTCTTGGGCTTAGATGCCTTGAGCATCTTTCTTATCTGTTCCCAACCCTGTATCCTACTGTTAGGACCCTTATCAGCTTTAAGCCAATAGACCTTATGTTTAGCCATATCACCTGATATGGTTTTTTGTTTCTCGTACTCATCGAAAATACTGGTATCAGCTGGACCTGCTTTCACTCGTCCCCATATACCCCATTGCTTCTCTCGCTTCACTATCTCTTTAGCAATCTCAGTACCACTTAGCCTTAAGCCTTCGTTTGGACTATTAGCTCTACAGCCATAGTACTCAGCTATCCTGATTAAGTCACCTCTTACTGTACCATATTTATGACCTTTGTACTCTACAGGCTCTCCATTACTCTCAGCCCACCAGCCAACAGAGAATGGCCTAGAGGAGCCGTGGTCATACGACCTGTCGATAGTCCAGCCCGCTGGTATAAGCTCAAATGGCAAGTCAGGTACCACATGGATTTTAGTACTCCATATATCATCGAACATACCACCAGCAATAATGTCCCAGCTCCCATCAAGCCATGCTAACATCTCACTTTTATTACGAGCAGCCATTCTAATACGCTGAACATAGGTAGGGTCAGCTTTTAAGAGAATTAGGTTTTCACTAATATGACCTCTAATAGCAACTCTTGGTGGGTCAATATCACCATTAACATCTGGTGCATTGTCAATGATTGGGCCAACAATCTTGCCCTTAGCGATTGGTAATTTAAATCTTCTCTTCACCCAGTTATGACCTACACCATAAGGGTTAGTGGTAGCTCTAATCTTAATAGGTATACCAGGCACAGTTGACCGAGCGCATGAGAACATACTCTTATAGCATTTGTCATCTGGCCAAGTCGTCAACTCCTCCCAACCAATCCATGGATAAGCGTGACCATGGTAAGACCAATAATCAGAAGCTTTGTCAAACTGTCTAAAGAATAGCTTCTCACCTGTAGGCCACTCCCAAAAGTTTTTAGCTTCATTATATTTAATGCCTGGAAAAATTCTTGGTAGCCATCGCTTCGACTTGTCGATAACGTCTTGTAGCTCTGGATATGTTCTACGGAATAATACACCACGCCACTCAGAACCATAACCCTTCTTATCCTCTGGCTTTACCTTTGGTCCACAATGCTGAGCAAAGTCCATTATAAGTGCATCAGTCTTACCTGGACCACGAGTACCCTCAAATAGACACTCCAATATAGGACAAGACAAAAAGGCTTCCTGAGAACCTTTCTGTGGTGCCCATACTACATCCTTCTCACGACCATCTGGATACACCATTACAGCGTAATAGGCAGGCTTACCGTCGCCTTCTTTACCCTCTCGCCACTCTAATTTCATGCAATGCCCTGCTTACGCATATCTATTTGTAGTTCTACATAGGCTTCATAAGCTGCTTTAGCTACAGCATCTGGGTCTAATAGGTCTCCATATTTCTTACAGAAGTTTTCAGCGATAGCACCAGCTACAGTCATAACCTTAAATGGCAAGTTTTTTTCTTTTATATTAACATCTAAATGACCTGATAGTGTCGGCTTAATAATCGACCACACTTGTACCCTATAAGAGGTTTCACCATCATCTGTCTCATACACGAGCTTAACAGAAACCTTAGTCTTCATCATCTATCTCCTTAGCTGTACCTTCAAAGGTAAGTGACTTTACCTCTGCGTCTTTAAATTGTTCTACCCAAGCTTGTGGACTATTTTGAACTAAGCCAACAACCATCACACCAGCGACGACGTTTTGGTCCTCGAACTTACGCTCACGATACTCAGGGACGTGTCTCTTAAGCTTGAGTTCTAGTAGCTTATCACTAAACTTGCGAATAGTGCCAATCTTAACCCCAAGCTTTTGGCTATATACTGGCTCGTTCCAACCATCTACAGCTCTACGATGGGCCTCCATCTCAAGCGTATCTTTGTATTGCTCATTAGCTTCTTCAACCTCTTCAGCAAACTCAGGGTCTTCTCGTATCTGTCTCCTGACTTGTTGGTATACAACACCACATGAGTCACAAGCAAACTTTACCATACCAGTCTCTGCTAACACTCTTAAAAACTTAGCTCTTACTGTAGGTTCTTTAATAGAAAGTCTCTTTTGATGAAAACCTCTACTCTCTGGCATAATTCCTCCAACCATAAGACCTTTATTTGACTCTTTCTTTATAAGATAATATCATAGCATTTGTAAACAGTATATAAGGAATTAGTATGACTCCCAATCCTGCATGTTGCTTCTACATAGAATATAAAAAGAAGAAAGTATCATGGGTATTTGATACACTATCAGAAGCTAAAGCGCATCTCAAAGTTTTACTACAGGATAGTCCTGAAGTGTCTAGAGGTATTTTAATGGTCGGTAATCACGAGAGTCGAGAGACAATCACTTGTGAAGACGGCACAACAATCTACATGCTTATCATTAAAGGTCTTAAGTTTGACAATATACAAGCTGCACCTGATAAGCGCATCGACCCTAAAAAGAGAGAATTCACACCTGATATTAAGAAGAAGGTCTATAACTTCAAGACTTTTGTAGAAGAGCCCACTAAGGAAGACATAGACAACTTGGTCGATTTACCTGAAGTCGTAGAAGGCCTTGGTATTACACCGAAACGAGCTAGACGATTACTAAAACGTGGTGGCATCCAAAAGCCTCGCTCTGGCTGGTCATGGCCACAAGGTAAAGACGTTGAAGATGTGAGAAAATGTCTTATAGAACTAATTGAAAAATATCCACAAAAGGGAGAAGACAATGACGATACGGAAACCGATGCTGTCAGCGACAGCTGAAGATTTAAACGACTTACAATTCCCATACTTGGCAAGCCCAAAGCTTGATGGTATACGAGCTACAGTGCAGAATGGTGTGCTGTATACTCGGTCATTAAAGCTTGTGCCTAATAGATATACTCAAGAGCTTTTTGCTCAACCTGAGTATGAAGGCTTAGATGGCGAGCTTATAGTTGGTGAGCCAAACAGTCCTGATACCTACAGGAATACCTCTAGTGGTGTTATGAGTCACGATGGCGAGCCTGATGTAAGGTTCTACGTCTTTGACATTATAAGACAAGACTTACACTATAAACAAAGATTAGACTTAGTTAAAGAGCTTGTGACAGATTGTCCGCTTTTCTCATGGCCTCATGTAACAGTTAGGTCAGTAGAAGGCCTTGTGCGTTATGAAGAACACGTCCTCAAGCAGGGTTATGAAGGTGTAATGCTGCGTAGTCCTACAGGTCTCTACAAACATGGTCGGTCAACCCTTCGTGAAAATGGTTTGATTAAGCTTAAAAAGTTCTTAGACAACGAGGCTGTGATTATCGGTTATGAGGAATTGCTCATAAATGACAACCCGCCTACAATAAATGAACTTGGCAAGCAAGAACGCTCAAGTCATAAAGCTAATATGCGACCTGGCAATACTTTGGGTAACTTGTTAGTTAAAGGCTTGCCTGGCTCATCGCATTATGCTGATGTGGAGTTTAGCATCGGTAGTGGCTTCACTGAAGAATTAAGAAAACAGCTTTGGTCTACAGGTGAAGACTTGATAGGCAAAATAGTTACCTACAAGCACTTCCCAATAGGTGTTAAAGATAAGCCACGTCACCCTGTGTTCTTGAGATTTAAGACTGAGGAGTAAGATTATGACTACAGAATTAGACTATAATACACGGGTGGCTAAGTCACTTAGAGACTTAGTATTCCTGAAAATGGAAAAGACAGATAAAAAGTATAGAGGTCTTAGTACAGAGAAACTACAGGGACAGACACATGATGCTTGGAGGATAGCGTTTGACCTTAATGGCTTTGACTATAACGAATTCCTTAAGAACTACCCTGAGAATGGTCATTTAAAAGACGTTTTAAACACAGAACAATAATTTCCTTGATTGTATCACATTAAAATTTTAGAGCACACGTCACTACAAACGAGCTAGGGCCAGGGTATGACAAAAAAGATTGACATAACATCATTAAAAAGACTAAAGTCTTATGATGACTTTAATGACTTCATCGACAATGCGCCAATAGGTGAGAAAGTCATCTATGGGTTCCAAGCTCCGCCAATGGGTTCATCAGCAATACGACGTGCAATAGATCAAAAGCTTATAACGTCTATCAGCATGGTCTCAAAGTTAAAGGACCGAGAAGGCAATCGTATGTTCTACTATATAGCAGTCAAGTTAGCTAATAGGGTTAAGGGTCTATAACATGAGCTTAGGGGATTGGTTATTAGTCATCTTTATTACCCTTAAGCTGACTGGCTACTTAGCTTGGTCATGGTTTTGGATACTTTCACCACTTTGGTTACCTATCTTTATCATAGGCGTCTGTAAGCTTATAGAGGACTACCTGAATGAGCGACGTTATTAACCTAACAGCAAGAATGCCTCATATCACTGGAGAAGCAGTATGCTTACTGTGCAACTACAACTGGATATCTGTTGCACCTGCAGGGATTGTAGAGCTAACCTGTCCGGATTGCGAACAACCTACAGGTAGACGTGTTCACAGAGTGAAGCCTATTACTAACACTGAGCGCAGAGAATGCCAGTGCGGTTGTCAGCTATTTTACCTTACAAAGACTAGCAAAGGCAAGAGGTTATTATGTTCAGACTGTGGATTATTGTTGCGTTTGTCTTAGTTAGCTGGACAGACACACCCTTTATTTGTGATGACGTAGCTATGCTATACGAAAATATGGCCTAGTACTTTTGATACTAAGCCATATAGTTGGTCGTAGTGTAATGGTGAGCTGGTTTATGCAGCCATAGACACCAATGTGTCGAGTATCTTCTTTTTGTGATTAGCAGTCTTGCCGAACCAAGCATTGTACATTCTCTTATCTACAGTACGAGATGCCAAATGGTCGGAGTAGTAAGTCACTGCATTTAAAAGACCCCATGCTGTAGTTGGGTCAGCACCAGGTGCATTCTCGTTAGCATACATGATAGCTTTAATAGTTGGTGACAGGTATTTGTCCGCACTATTAATAAGGTCTACAGGATTATGGTCAGGTTGATAGATGGGCTGCAGCACTCTGATAATATCATCATGGGACAGTGCTTGTGTTGACAACAAGTTAGCAGTTCGCTCAAAGTCTCTTGACTCATCTCTTGCAATGCCAAGTACTTCACGAGCTCGTTCTTGATTGAACTCGTCGAACTGTAGTCTATGTGACATGCGAAATTGAGCAGCAGAGTTAAGAGCTAAGGTTAGAGTGTTGTTACACACTACACGGACAGATGTGAACTTAATCTGTAGTGATTTACCGACCTCGTGAGGTGAAGAGATAAGCAAGTACGACTTTAATTGGTCGGACGTGTTATTCTTCAGGTGGAAGTTTTGACCGAGGTTAGCTAATCCCCAAATGTTTCTCCCACCTCTTAGTGAACCCGCAGTCTCAAGTGTAGCATCGCCAGCTTCAACGAACGACCTGAAGAACCCTAGTGCATCCTTATTTTGTACAGGATTGTACTGTTTTCCACAGACGTCAAGTATTTTGCCATCAGTGCTACGAACAAGAGCAAAGTGTTCGTTCGTAGATACAAGACCACTCTCGTGATTAGCGTGTACTGGAGTTTTCACTACAGTCCAATCAAGTCCTGCTTTAGTGAGCATTTCATCTACAGATGGTGCATCTTGAATGTAGGTCCCAAGGCCATGCCAAGGTACTTCATTCGTATATGCTGTAGTTTCTATTTCGTGTGTCATAAGAACTCCTTTGTTTAAGTGATAAGAATATAATAGATAAGAAATCATAGGGATACAAGATTTTTTCCTATAGTAAGTTTTACCCTTATAATTTTTTGAACCTAATTGTTACAATACTTTGGCCAAGTAATAATTTCTCTTACATCTATCCCCTAAGTTTTGTGCTTGACAATGAATGGGTGGTGGGTATGGGTAGATGGCGAGACACATTTGTTTCAAATACATATCAATAACATATCATATATGTATAAAGATTATATAAAATTGTAAATATATAAACACATATTAAATACATATCATATATGTATAAAGATTATATAAAATTGTAAATATATAAACACATATCAATAACATATCATATATGTATAAAGATTATATAAAATTGTAAATATATAAACAAATAAAAATGCATCACATATTTAAACATGATGCATAATTATTATGTAATGTATTAATTATTATTTAATGATAATACAATCATGTAATTGATTATAATTATATTCATCAATTAACATAACATTTATTTTTGTTTCACAACAATCAAAGTCATTATTTTCATAAACATTTATGAATGGATGTTCATCATTCAATGATGATAACAACACAACATCATTAAACAATAATTGTTTGTATTCATATAATGTTAATTCACATTTATATTTATATTTAACAATTTCATTTGTGTATGTTTCATCATCATTTTGATATTCAACATCACAAATAAATAATATAAATGATTTAATTTTGATTGATAATTGTGGGATTGTCATAATTGCACACATTTTTATATGTTGAAATTGTTTGTGATGATATGCACAACAAACATTGTCATGTTGATAATCATCATTACATTAATCATTTTATCAATGTTCATAAATCACACATTCACAATGTTGTTAAATAATATATCACATACATCATTTTTATCAAATTGCATGATTGTTGTGATGTAATCAAATGACACATCATTATCATCATCAATTTGTGATAAAATACAATTTGTTGCATCATCATAAAAATCAATATTATTTATGATATATAAATCATCAAAAAAATCATTTGATTTTGTGATTTTATATTCATCATATAATTTTAAAATATAATAATAATCAATGATGAATTGATGAAATTGTTGTGCATCATACAATTTTATAAAATGATAAACAAAATCATTTTCATATTCATTGTAATTTTCATCAATATTATGAAAAATTGTTTTAAAATCATCATAAATGATTGAAAAATCAATATCATCAATATCAATTTTTTTAATTGTTTCATTTGTAATTTGTGTTGTCATATTATGTTTCACATTCATTTTAATTGTTGTTTTTTTTGTGTTAATTGATTGTAACAAATAAATTATCATAATCATAATTTTTATCATTTTTTATTGTCATTTGTGTTTTGTCATACATATACATTAAATTTATCAAATGATGCAATGCATGATTTTTTGTTTTAAAAACAACATAATGATATTTTTTTAATGATTGCATTGATTTTTCATATAATGTATCACAATCATCATCATCATTAACATCATAATCATCAATAAAATTAAAAATATGTGCAAATGTGTCATCACACAAAAATATTTCATTTTGTGTAATATCATTATGATTAAAATGATTGTATGCAATATCATTTTTAATTTTTTTATTTTTCATCAATTCATTAATGTATTTTTTTTCATTTTTATCATTTAAACAATATAAATAATATTTTTTTTCATTTTCATTAATTGATGATGAAATAATGATGCATTGTGTGTTTGTCATATTTTTTTTTCACATTCATGTTTGTGTTGTTGATATATGTATGATAACAAAAATTTTTCACAATGCAACAAAAAAATGCATGATGATGAAAAATAATTTTATTCATACATAAAGATTTTAATTGACATTTTCAAATTGTGTGATTATGATTAAATTGGTGTATTTAATACATATTTTATGTATATTTTAATGGTTGATGAATTTACATAAATTTTATACATATTTTATTTGTATTTGATACATATTTTGTATGTATTTTGTATATATTTTATGTTTATACATACATTATTGTATATAAATATATATATTAATGTTTATATGTATATAAAAATGTCTCTACCAATTTACATAAAAATGTCTCTACCAATTTAAAAATGTTGTGTGACACAATTTTATATGAATCACACAACACACATTTTATCATTATGCAATTTGTGACAATGGCATTTCAATTTTAATGTTTTGCATATATGACATTTTTAATAAATCATGCATGTTTTTTTCATTAAATTCAAAAATCCATTTTTCATTGTCATTTTTTGATGCAATAATTTGTGGCAATTTATTCATATCAAAAATTGAATAAATTTTGCGGAATTTTTGTCGCAATGTTTTTGCATCACAATCAATGATTTTTGCAATTTGTGTTAATTTAATGAAAGGTTGATTGTTTGTTTCAATAAAATTTTTGATATTTTCAAAATGTTTAAATGTTTCAAATTCAATTAAATTTGATATAGGTGACACAATAGGTAATGTGTCAGTGATGGAGGTATTAGGCAAAACATCAGGTGCATCAGCAACAGGGTTAGGATGTTTAGGCAATTTTTGATTAGGGGTTTTTTTGGTTTTAACAACAGGGGTTGTTTCAATTTTGATTGCATTTTTCATAATTTTTTTCATTTCATGTTTGATGGTTGATGTTAATATGAACATGTTTTAATTGTTGTGTGATTCATGTTCATAAAAACAATATGCATGATTGTGATGAGGATTGCAATAAAAAAATGTATGGTAGTGAAAAAAAAATTATTCATCATCACACATTATATTATATGTAAAAGGGTGAATAAAAATATAGGTTGATTAAATTTTTTCATGCATGTATTTATATTAATGGATAAAATTTGATACAATTACATGGGAACCTTTCCATATAAGGTATATATAATTTTATACACTTTTTATGTACTTTTTATACACCTTTTATGTTTATTTGATACATTTTTGATATGTATTTGAATAAATAGCATGTGTATAGTGTCCACTCTGTCGTAGCAAGAATAGGTCTCTACCAAGATGTCTCTACCAATTTTTTATCATCTATATACAAAGCTCTCTACCAATTTAGCTCTACCATTTTGATTTTATTAGTTATTTTGTCTCTACCAAATTTAAATTTCTTTTGGTATGATAATATGCTCTACCTTTCATTAAGCTTTGCATAACTAAATATAAGTCACATCCAACTATAAATTGTTTTCTTGCTATCCTGAACTTTGATATATCATCTTCACCAATTCCATGATGACTTTTATAGCCTTTAATAAATTCAGCAGCCATTCTATGTGTTAAAAAGATAGTATCAGTTAACTTTATAGACTCATCTAATACTCTAACTTCATAATAGACTAAAGCATTGTTGTTTGGTACTACTTCTTTATTAAAGTACTCATCAAGTATTGTTTCTACAATCGGATCCATATAATTCTTTCTACAGGATGTAAGGTGTTAAGGAACTTTTCGCTAAGGCACTTTTCGGTCTAGGCCCTTTTGCTTAAGGCACTTTTTATAAGATTTCAATTCCGATAGCACTACAGTACATCTCTACAACTGTCATCTCTTCTCTAACTGTTTCTAGGCCTTTTTTCTTCATAGACACAATCGCTTTTAATGCTTTTGGTTCAAGACCTTCACCTTTAGCTTCTTTTAATACAAGCTTAATATCACCTTTAAGAGCTTTCACTTCTTCATGTAAATTTTCTAATCTTGAGATATAGCTTTCTAATCTTTTGCTTACTTCAGTCATTTCTTTCTCCATATTTTAAGACCCAAGCATGATTGCTAAGTCTTGTGATAGACCAATCAGAATAGTTATTGATAACCATAAAATCTGCTAGCTCATCAACATTATCTATGATGTGGTCCGGTACTTTAAAGTATCTTGCTATTAAGCTCAATACACTATCAGCAGAACTTGTTTTAAGAATTACTGCGATATTCCAATTAATCCTACAAAGATGTTTGTGTGGATTTTCCTTAAGTTCACCATCAGTGTAGGCAAAATTATTCATCTGTTAACTCCAAAATTAGATGTTTACCACTGCGGTGACCTGGTCGAAACAGTATCACAACAGTTTTATTAAGCCGTCGTTCACAACTAAACCCTATACCCCAAGGATATGGTATCCAGTAATCAACATCATCACAGGAAACAATAAATCCCCGTCTATTCTTATGCTTTACTACAATGTACTTGCCAATGATTGCATCATACTCTGAGCTAACTTTGTCAAGACCATTAAAAAAGCCATACACTCGAAACTGTTTGTTTGCTTCAACATATTTTCTAAAGTGTTGTAAATTTTTAATCATATCTACAGAATAATAATTATGGTTGTATTCTTCAATTCCAAATTCTATAGCCTTCAATTCGATGTTCTTTAAGCAAAGCTCTAAAATTCTTAAGATACTTTTGCTGCTTAGCTTTGTCTACAGAATTATGATACATAGCTATAGTCTTCATCCAGCTGTTATTACCTTTCAAAGACATAAGGAACTTTTCTGCTTCATGCACATTCCTGTATGGATCTATCATCTCTTCTAAGCTTTTAAACTTATCCTTATGCCATCTATAATTTAACTGACCACATCCTACATCTATATTTGTTTGGCCAGCTTTAATAGCTTTCCTGATGCCTGCTAATGCTTCAGCTCTTGTCTTATAATGAACACCTTTGCCACCATAATTAACAGCCCATGGATTAGGCAGAACATCACCCTTGTAATAGTATCGAGACTCAGTCAACAAGACGGCCATAAGAACCACCTTATCAATCTGCTTAGTTTTCAATACCGCATCTAAACAAAGATTACCATTGTACTGCTTAACTATATCAATACCTGTCTCAACTTTTGCTGTACGCTTTATCGGCTGAACTACAGTCTCTACAGGAGTGTATGCGGCAACCTTATAAGAGACAGCGGCCGCAACACAGAGTGCTATTATTTTCCACATGATAGATCTTCCTCACCGTGATGCTCAAGAAAGACTTCTACAATGTATTTGTTGTAGTACCAATCCTTGATAGCTTCATATCCTTTAATCATACCATACATTGAGATGATAGCAATCAAAAGATAGATGACCAATCTTATCAGCAGTGCTTGTGCTTTTTGAGCACCTAAAGTCATCAATCGTAGAATGTTCTGCTTGTTCATGTTATATTCCTTGTGTTGTTGTGTTTCAGATAAGAACAACATACAAGAACTGGATTAACAAGAGATTAACGACATTCAATTTTTTGCATTCTAGGCTGTGGTTTACATTCGAGTTGAGTATTCCCTAGGAACACACGTTGACCCCGTAGGCTAGGCCTCATTTCCTTAGCTCTTTCAATGCTTTTATCAACATACACAACCCCTGCTTTTGCATTTTGTTCGCGGGGGGTAGTGACGACTACGAACAAAGTAGCCATAAGGCTAGCTATCACACGTTTCAGGTTCGATTGACTCATCTGCTTATCCTTTCATGTATCATCATGTATAAAATCTATCATGTATACACAACACCTTCAACTCCAAAACTTTCGGTCTGTTAAATAGCAAAATTGTGTTCGCGTAACACATCACAGTGCTCGAGACTGTATGAAAAACCAAACAATTACACACTAAAATATATATAACATATTGATATATAT